GGCGGATTGCAGTGAGCATCCCGTGCTCGGGCAGCGACAGCCGGAACCTCAAGAACGACATATCTCAGCTCCGGCGCAACGGATTGGTGATCTGATGAGTAACTGCGTGTTCTGCACTCGTATTGAGAACGGGGAGTATGACGCCCGCAACGGATGGGCTGTCACCTTCGAGCCTCTGAACCCCGTGACGGCCGGCCACCGGCTTGTCGTGTCCGCTTGTCATGCGCGTTCAGTTCTCAGCGACCCCACGGTTAGCGGTGCCACAATGGAATTCGCCGTTACCGTCGCAAGGCGTTTCGGTATAGAGCAGTGCAACTTCATCACCTCGGCAGGCCCCGCCGCAACACAGACAATCGAGCACCTGCACATCCACATTGTGCCACGTCGTGAGGGTGACGGCCTGGCCCTCCCGTGGACCGGTCAGCAGAAGATCGGCGGAAAGCGATGAGTAACTGCCGTCACAGCTACTGCGCGATTTTCGATTTCTGCGCAATGCGTACTTACAGGATTCCTTCTTCAACGTCTGCCTCTCTTGATCCCATCTCTGAATCCGCCCTGAGTTATCTAGGCGAGTACGCTCGTGAGCCATAAGGAGGGTAAAACTACCTCGGATCGCCGTCTCCTCCCGCTGCGGGGCTTCCTGAGTGCCTGGGGCTATGTGCGCAGTAACCCCTATCTGATCGCCCCTGTGATCAGTGTCACACTCATCCTCTTTTTTGCCTTTATCCTGTGAGCATGACCATGAATGAGCCAGGTAAACGCGGCTGGCTGGCCGTTATCGCGATAGTAATCCTCGCGGAGATGCTGGACGAGCGAACGCTGTCTGACTCGTTCCTGGAGCTGTCCCGGGGCCGTAAGGGGCGCGTCCTGATCGGCCCGGCCTGGCTGATCCTCACTCTGCACCTGTTCGGGGTACTGCCGCCGAGGTACGACCCGCTGCACCAGTTCGCCAAGCGCACGTTCGCGCGGGGCCGTGAAAACTGGAGGTACACCCGTGGCGTGGGCTGACTACGAGATCGAGATAGTTCCGTACCTGGACGAGCGTCTCGACACCCAGTGGTACTGGCACGTGTACTACAAGGGAACTAAGATCAACGGAGGCACGGCACCTTTTGAGCATGAGGCACGGATCCGTGCCGGGACCGTTCGTTCCGATCATGACGGCAAGGTGTTCCGGAGCCTGCACGTGTGGGATGAGAACACTCATGACTGGGTTACCCGGGAGTCCCTCGGGCTGCCCGTAGAGGAGATAGAGCTGTGAACTGGAAGCTTCTTGAGGTAGTTTCACGAGAAGAGCAGGTAGCTGCAAATGACCAAAAGTACCTGGTTTCCGGCTACCAGATTAGCAGGGGGTCTTTCCAGAGTATGGGCTTTACGTACGCCCCGGGCGGTTACATACCTTCGTTTGCACATCCGAACTCCCCGACTGGGTATCCGGGTTCGATCAAGGGACTTTCCGCGAACTACGTCATCTACGACGAGGTACCAGACACGAGGGGCTTCAGGCGTAAAATCCAGGATCAGATAAAGTGGACGACTGACTACATCGCGAAAACGTACGGTAAACACCAGTAAACTGGGAGCGTGGAATATAAGCTCCTTGAACCTGTAGTAGATGATCCCAGCCTCCGGGGCGAGCAGATGCCCCGTCTGTGGACGGCTCCGCCGCGCCATATCGAGGTAGACGGGACATGCCCGTCGTGCGGCGGCGTTCAGAAAGTCCGCCCTGGCACTGGCTGCGGCGATTACCTTTCCGCTGACATTCTCGACTGGGCTAAGGGCATTGGCTACGACCTGGATCCCTGGCAGAAATGGACGCTCACCCAGGGACTGGGCGTAAAGCCTGACGGCAAATGGTCGTCGTTTGAGAACACGCTGATCATCAGCCGGCAGAACGGCAAAGGTGACTGCGCGCTCTCGGAACCTCTGTACACAACGTCGCGTGGCTGGGTTACCTACGCTGATGTGATGCCGGGGGACTTCGTACTAGGTTCGGACGGCAAGCCCACACGTGTCCTGGCCACCTCACCGGTATTTACGGACCGGGACTGCTACGAGGTGGAGTTCACAGACGGCAGCAAAGTGGTAGCCAGTCAGTACCACCTGTGGCATGTCCAGTACCGGGCCAGCGGCCCGTGGAAAGACATCTCCACAGAAGAACTGGCTGAAACCGTAGGCGGTCGGCGTCCTAGTAACGGGCGCATGGAATACAACTGGCGGGTGAGGTGCGATACCGTCCCGGAACTCCCCGAAGCTGATCTTCCTGTCGACCCGTACCTGCTCGGATCCTGGCTGGGGGACGGAGCGTCCCGGGCTGCCAACATTACGGTCGGCGCTGAAGACGCCTCGTGGATGACGGAACGGCTGTATCAGGCCGGAGCGCGCAAAGCCGGGTGGGCGGCGTTCGGAGAGCGTCCTGAGCCTGTGGCAAAGGATGGCACGGCGTTCACCGTAGCGTTCCGTATCTACGCTCCTATGCGGGACGGCTTCGAGTCCAGGATGCGGAATCTGGGAATCTGGGGAGACAAGCGTATCCCCGAGATCTACCTCACGGCCTCCGTAGCGCAGAGGAAAGCTCTTCTCGCGGGGCTTATGGACACAGACGGAAGCATCACCTGCAACAACAAGACCCCGCAGTGCGAGTTCACAACATCGATTCCCGGCCTGGCGAAGGACTTCCACCGGCTCGCGCGCAGTCTCGGAATACGAGTGGTCCCGAAGTGGCGGAAGACAGCGCGGAAGGACAACTGCCGGTTCCTGTTCACCGCGCCGTTCAATCCGTTCGATATGCCGCGAAAGGCCGAACTGTGGAAGCCTCCGGCGTCTAGCCGACACGAGCTTATGAGCATCACGGCTATCCGTCGCGTTCCCTCTGTGCCCACCCGGTGCATCAAGATAGCCCGCGAAGACGGCGTGTACCTGACCGGAAAGCTGTTTACACCTACGCACAACACGATCCTGGAAGTTCGGGAGCTGGCCGGGCTGTTCGTGCTGTCTGAGAAGCTGATTATCCACACTGCGCACGAGCTGAAGACCGCACAGGAGCATTTCCTCCGCGTCCGTGAGACGATTGAGAACAACCCGTCGCTGTCCCGCCGGCTCAAAGGCCGCCCCCGGCTGACAAACGGCCAGGAAGCTATCGAGCTGAAGCCCCTGCCGACACTCATCTTCGGCCCCGGCGGCAAGCGCGTCAGGAAAAGGGTTGCATCCAGGCTCAAGTTCCTGGCCCGGTCCAAGGGGTCCGCGCGAGGGTTCACCTGTGACTGCCTGATATACGACGAGGCGATGATCCTCGGTACCGAGGCAGTCGGTGCATCCCTGCCGACCATGGCCGCCGTCCCCAACCCGCAGATCTGGTTCACGGGATCCGCCGGCCTGGAAGACTCGTTCCAGCTTGCACGCTCGCGCGACCGCATCGTCAGGGACACCAAGGACCTCTTCGGCGCTGAATGGTCCGGCGTAGCCCACCTGGAAACCTGCCCGCGTGACATGGTTAATGGCCGCAGGGCCAACGACTACATCGTGTGCGACAAGCATGACGACCGGGACGATCCGAGGACCTGGGCTAAGGCCAACCCCGCCTACGGCTACCGGCTCACCGGAGACTACATCCGCAAGGCTGAGCTGGCCATTATGGTGCCGGTGGAGTTCGACCGCGAGCGTAACGGCATCGGCCAGTGGCCGCGCGAGGAAGCCGCGTGGAAGGTCGTATCCGAGGACCTGTGGGAGACGCTTGCTATCCCGATCCGCAACGCCGAGCGCGGCAAGCAGATGGCTCTCGCCGTGGACATCGACCCGGACGGGCGGAGCGCGACGATCGCCGCCTCGTGGGCGCACACCAACGGCAAGCAGATCGTCATGTCGATCCCCAACGGCGCGTCCAGGCAGGGAACCGCGTGGGTGCTCCAGCGTCTCATCCAGCTGGACAGGAAGTTCAAGCCGATCGCCATCGTAGTTCCGCGCTCCGGTCCGGCGGCCGGCCTGGGCAACGACCTGGAGAAGATGTGGCCGGACAACCCCAAGTGGAAGACGAAGCTGATCCGGGCCACGGTCAGCGATGAGGCAGCGGCGTTCGCCTGGTTCAAGCAGCAGTGCCACGACCGCAGCAAGCCCCTGGTGCACGCACCCGAGGAACAGGTACCGACGATGTACTCCGCCCTGGGAAACGCTGAGACGCGCGTTGTAGGCGACGGGGGAATGGCATTCAGCCGCCGGGACAGCGAGCAGGACATCACCCCTATTACGGCTGCATCCCTGTCCGCCTGGGGCCTGAACAAGAAACTGAAGAAGTACGATCCGGTTAACTCGGTCGCTTAAACTACCTTGTATGACGAACAAAGACCCTGGTCGCTGGCCTGCGCTTTACGCCTACAAGGCCAAAGTAGATTACGCGGCGGCACGGTGCAGGCAGATAGCCGATGGTGAAAAGCTGATGGGCTACACGAAATCGTGCCGTGAGTACAAGGAACTCGCGGACGAGATCCAGGCTACGTACCTCTGGCTTACTCACGTGATGCCCTAGACTGGTGAGCATGAGCGAAGCAATAGAGTTCGGGCAGATTGAAAGTGAAGTCCCCGACGTAAACGAGATTGTGGCGCGGGCGGCGGAGGTTCCGTTCCTCCGGACGGTCGGCCGTGGGTTTTCTACTGCGCTGCTTTTCCTGTTCGCGGCGATCGGCTGGGTATTCGGCAGCCTGTGGTTCTCGGTAGTTTTCCTGTTCCTGTGGATCCGCGCTGCCGTGATATTCGGATTCCGCAAGGGAGCCCACACTAAGACCAAGCCGAAGCGCACGCCTAGCCTTCCTGCGTAAAAGTGCTGTAACCTCGTATACAGTACGACCTGACACGGCCCGACTGGGAGCTGGAGGGTCTTAACCACCCGAGGAGCGGGGCATTTATGCCTTTGGCCTCAAATACCAGCCGGGAGATCCCGTGGGGTTCCTTGAAAGTGTTCGTGCTGCACGCGAAGAACAGAGGGTTATCGGCGGCGTGCCCTGGCAGCCGTGGCTAAACCCGTTTGCCCGGTTTGACACTGGCGGGCCTGTAAGCCCGAGCCGTCAGCAGTACGGCGTGGAAGCTGCACTCGGCCTTCCCGCCCTTTACGCAGGTGCCAAGATTCTCGCGGACAGCACCGCGTCCCTGCCGGTGAAGGTTTACCGCAAGCAGCGCGACGGGCGGCTCATTCCCGATCAGGGTCCGCACCTATTCGAAAAGCCGTCTGTACTCGGAACCTCCTTCGACTGGCTGTTCACCTGCATTTCCTCCCTCGTGCTCCAGGGCAATGCCTGGGGGCTCATCACCGGCCGCAACGCCTACGGATTCCCCACGGGCATCGAATGGATCCCGGCGGACATGGTGTACTGCGAGGAGGACCAGCAGCAGCCGTTCAACCCGATGCGTACCAAGGTGTTCGCCTACGGCCGGGAAATGCGCTGGTACGGAAACGACGCAGAGCTGTTCCACGTCAAGGGATTCTCGGTAGCCGGCAAGCTGGAGGGGATTTCCCCGCTGCGCGCGTTCGCGCTGACCATCACCGCAGGGGAGTACGCACAGCAGTACGGCGTCGACTGGTACAAGTCCGGCGGCTTCCCGCCCGGCACGTTCCAGAACTCGGAAATCGAGGTTGACCCCGATCAGGCAGCCCAGATCCGCCAGATGCTCGTTTCCTCGCTGCGGAAGAGGGAGCCGCTGGTATTCGGCCGTGACTGGGACTACACCCCGGTTACCGTGCCGCCGTCCGAGGCCCAGTTCATCGACGCCATGCAGCTGACCGCGACGCAGATTGCCGCGATTCTCAACCTCCCGGCCAACCGGCTCGGCGGCAAGACCGGCGACTCGCTGACCTACTCCACGGTGGAAGCCGGCCAGCTCCAGGTAATCGAGGCCCTGCACCCGTGGATCCGCCGCCTGGAAGCCGCGTTCTCCGACCTGCTGCCGTCCAACAAGGTGATCCGGTTCAACACCGACGCCCTGCTGCGCACCGACCTGAAGACCAGGACCGACATCTACCAAATCCAAAGGAACATCGGCCTGCGTACCACCGACGAACTGCGCGAGCTGGAAGACCTGCCGCCACTGCCCGGCGACGCGGGCAACGAAGTGCTGCCGCTGCTGATGATGGTCTCCATGGCCCAGCGCTCGGGCGCGCTGCCGAAGTCCATGATCCCGCAGGTGGAATTCCTGATGGACCTGGCCGGAGATCGCCTGGAGAAGCTCCAGAAGGAAGGGCTCACGGCCAGCCCTCCGGGCGGCGAATTCGCCCCGGACCCGAAGACCGGCGTACCCGCAGGACCGGCAAGCGACCCGGGCAAGTTCTACGCCAACATGCTGAACTCGTATTCGCGGTCCCTTGAGGCTGAGGGGCACTACGAGCAGGCAGCTCCGATCAGGTATGTGCTTGAGCAGTATGAAGCACAGCAGAATCCGGAAAAGGCGAATGGCGGGTGGGTTCTCGGCGGTCCTGTACGCAAGATGATCGAGGATATTCAGTCCGGCAATAGTGACTGACGTTGAACAGCGTGGAAACTACCCCTACCCTGTTAACAGGAAGTGGTCTTTTCGCGCTGCGGAGAGAAGCCTTTTTGACCGGGAGGTCTCAGTGGTAGAGGTTAGGAATGCAAGCGGGGCGCTCGAACGCCGATTTAACCCCGCTTCTCCTGAGTTCCGCCCTGAGCTGCGGACAGTCGCCGGATCGGCAACCCCGCATATTCAGGGTTACGGTTCGGTATTCGGAAAGCTTTCGCGCAAGCTGGGCGGGTTTGTAGAGCGTGTAAACAACAGCGCTTTCCGTTCTTCGCAGTCTTCCGGCTGGCCCGGGGTTATCGCCCGGTACAACCACAGCGACGACTGGCTGCTCGGGACGATCCAGGGCGGTACTCTCGTGCTGTCCACAGACAACCAGGGGCTGTACTACGACTGTGAGCCGCCGTCGTTCCGCTCGGATGTTATCGAACTATGCCGCCGTGGTGACATCACCAGCAGCTCGTTCGCATTCCGGGTTCCGGACGGAGGAGACGACTGGGGGCTCTCCGACTTCAACTACCCGCTCCGTACCCTGCTGGATGTCGAGCTGGTGGACGTTGCCCCGGTAAACACCCCCGCTTACCCCGACGCAACTGCCGCTGCCCGCTCGCTGGAAGGTGCGGTTGAATCTCTCGCCCGCCAGTTCGGTGAGGACCCGGTGGAAATCCGCTCCATGCTGGAAATGGGCCAGGGCGTGAAGCTGTTCAAGCGCAGCGACCGGCCGTCTGCACCTATCGCCCAGGAGGGTGAAGAAATGATTAAGCCCGACAAGGCAACCGATAAGACGGACGAGCGCGCTAAGCTGACCAGCAAGGAGCGCAACAACCTGCCGAAGTCCTCCTTTGCCTACGTAGACGAGGATGGCGTCGGCCACTTCCCGATCCACGACGCAAGCCACGTGCGCAACGCTCTCGCCCGTATCGCGCAGGGCGCGAAGTACGGAAAGGAAGCGCTTCCGAAGGTCAAGGCGGCTGCCAAGAAGTTCGGAATTGATTCCGAAGAGCAGAATGCCTGGAACCCTGACATTGCCGAAGAGGTTCGCGATCTGTGGTTCGCTCTGGATGCTGCTCTCGAAGAGCGTGCGGACACTACGCCGGTCACTCCCGCTCCGAAGAAGTCTTCCAAGAAGGCCGACAATGCGGCTGACTCCGAGGAAGACGACGAGGACGAGGCTCCTGACAACGCCGACTCCGAAGTTCCCGAGGGTCTCCGCGCTGCACCCAAGGCTGACAGCGAGAATCCCGAGGACGAAGAGGACGAAGAGGACGAGGAAGAGGAGCAGAACGCAGCTCCCGCCAAGTCTGAAAAGGCCGCTCCTGCTGACGCCAAGCCCGATGACGATGCGG